AATCTCTTCCATCTCCTCACGGATGATAGAAGAGTCAAAAAACTTACTCATTGACTTGCTCCCTCAAGTATTTTTTGTACTTGAATACATCGATATTTAGAAATGGTTCATACTTTTTAATCTTTAGACTGACCCGTTCCCAAACAGGATCAAGCAACTTCTTATCAAAGTCTTTGACATACCCCAGAATCTTATCAAGGATTGCTAGAGTCTCAATGCTTGTGTCTCCTGCCAAGTATGATTTTAAAATGGGTGGGTGCCCCTTACAGTAGAACATGTCTTGCAATGTATTCTCTGACAAGAGATTGCTCACCTGCTGAGTGAACTGATAATACATGCTCTGCTGACGATTCTGCCAGCGTTTGTAACTAGACTCGCCTTCACGGATGATAGTACCAATCCACAGTCCATCCGGGTTGTCAGTCTCTACGAAGTTAGCAAGAAAGAATGCCTTGACCTCATCATCATTGTACTTTCTTGAGGTTTTCTCAAAGAAGTAACGATCCTTCCTCTTATAGAATGAGTCTATGCTTGCACGAGACTTACCACCATACCTGAAGTAATCATACTTTGGTTTGGTAAAGTGGTGCTTGAAAGCAAGATACTGTTTGTAAGTATCAAACGGTGTCACTGTCATCAAAGCACCAAACGTGCTTTGGACGTACGCTTAAGGTAGTTTAGATTTGTAGCGTTGCACTTCAACTTCTCCTTCAATGGTTTGGAGATTAGTTTAGTGATTGATTCGATCTCAATATTATTATCCTCGCAGTAGAAACAGATCGCTTCGATGTAGTTCATGCCTGCGTTGTCTTTTACAAGTTGTTCGATGTCATTCGAAAACTTATCTTGACATAGGAACTTACTTTTGATGATGGACTTTACTTCACTCTTTGATTTCATTTAGTTTGTCCTCTACGAACTTTTGGATGTACTGAACAAGTTTTTTCATATAGGTTATTTTATCATACTCTTCGTAAACTTTCACCTCGCCGTTCTCACATGTCATAATGATGACGAGTTTTTTCACAGGGATATCTGTCAGTTCATAAAACATGCAAGCGTATGCTGCTGCCTGAACGAAATAGTTTTCGATCCAGTCCCGAGGTTTGGGTTTCTCTGCTGTCTTAAAGTCAATGATTGCTAACTCAGGTTCACCGTTCTCACCTGTATACTCAGCGATGCAATCAACAGTCCCTGCTACGCCTAGTTCTCTGCTAAACAGAGATTTCTCAAGAGCGTAAATGTTATTTATATTTCCTAGTGCTTTCTTTGCCTGAAGGAATAGCATCTTTGGACCAGGTGCATCAAACTCTGGCACCTCATTCTTTAGATGACATTCAATCAGTTCGTGGGTCAGAGTACCACGTCTGGTGGAACGTTTACTGATGCGGTTTGCTTCCTCATCACCAACACGCTTTCTCCATTTAACAAAGACATCCTTATTAAAATGGGAGGTCACTGAGGTGATAGACACCATCGGATGATCCTCCACATTGTAATATCTTACTCCATCAATAGTCTTCCTGCGTAGGGCAGGAAGATCACATTCTACATGTTCAAACATTAAAAACCAAGGGCTATCTTATTCAGGATGTAACTCTTAACCAAACCAGATCTTACAATATCTTCAACGCCGAACTCAACAGATTCAAACTCGGGCATTGCTTCCAAGATCTTCATGAAGTCAAGGATACCATTACGTTCGTTAGTTTTAACGAGGTCAGACTGAGCAGCATCACCACAGAAATGGATCTTACAGTTCTCACCAACCCTTGTGATTATACTATCAAGTTCATGAAAATTCAAGTTCTGTGCTTCATCAATGATAAGGATACAATCATCGAGTGTAGTTCCACGGATGAAACTTGTAGACCAGAACTTAATAGACTCTTGCTGTTTTAGATTACCCCAGAGCATGTCAAAGTCATTGTCTGTAGGCAACTCGAACATATACTTCACCATATTCTTGTATGGAATCTGGTAAAGTGATGACTTATCTTCATGATCTCCAGGAAGGAAACCGATTTCTCTTGTAGCGACTAGAGAACGAACAATGACGACTCTATTGTATGGTGTAAGAGGATTAAGAACTTCCTTCAGTGCAAGGTAAAGCATGATGAAAGTTTTACCTGTGCCAGCAGCACCATAAGCATAAACATTCTTGTCTTCTTTATAGGCATCAAACACTTTAGTTTGATTTGCTGTCAGAGGTTCAATGTCGATCATTAGATCAGCATTGAATGGTTTTTTCCTTTGCATTTGCTTAGCGGACATTCCCGCACCAACTTGTGTGGAAGTTTTCTTTTTTCTAGGCATTAGGCGTGTGTAATTTTCTGGGGTTTAACCTTAGATCCAGGTGTCTTACTTACCTTGTGTAGAACTTCATTCCATCCTCCATCAGTTTTGGAATAGACATCTCCGGTACCGCTGACGGCACTGGCACATCCTGCAGACCAATCTTTATCCCAGTCGGGATTATCTTTTCTCCACTGATCGTACTCAGCAACAGTCATGCTTAGTGTCTGAGTCTCTTCAGTTTTTAAGTTTCTTACGGGGTATACTGGCATAATGTGGGGAAATGTGAGAATATTTATCCGAAAAACCTTACAGCAAAAAATTTTGCGGAGAATTTTTCCGGCGTTTCATGGAATCGTTAAACGATTTTCTTTTTGTGATTAACTTGTAGCGCACCGGAGAACCTTAGTGGTCTAGCAGTGCACATATTACAAATGTCCTCCGCCTTTGTACTATTATAGCAGAACTCTGCAAGTTCTTTGTCACTAGAATCTACAGACACACCGCCACCCTTAAATGGTTTCCAACAGTCATCATCCTGCTGGTCTGTCACATACAATAGTTCCTCAAGAAATGCTGAGTTAGGACACTTCCATAACTTTCCTTTGTACAGTTGTGTGTTGGGGCAAGAGCAGTAGTGGAAACTACTTTCAATCTTATTGTGTTCGTAAGGATATACCTTTCCATCTGTGTGTTTGATGGAGTTAAACCAACGATCCTTTCCGGTGTGATGTTCAGTAACAAGAACCTTTTCAGACTTCATCTTCTGAATGTTTTCAAGTACCTCCGGAACATGAATACTAACACGCAAAAACAGACCAGGATATGCGTCTAGGTCCTCATCAATCCACGCACGGTTCTTTTCATTCAACAAAAGACCATTAGTATACAGGTACACTACGTCCTGATGCTCAAGACATGCGTGTACGATCTCACGCACTCGCGGATTTAATAATGGTTCGCCGCCAATCACAGATACCCTATCGACATCAACTCTAGGAAGAATCGTATGAATATCTTCAATCAGTTGATCAGTATCAAGTTTACTACCTGGTGCAAAGTAGTTGCTGAAGTGGTTACATCCCTTGCAACTTAGATTACACCCAATAGTAGCACTGATATCAATAATCTTTAACTTTGGGATTGTGGTGGACAAGGTATGCTGCTCCGATAGAAGTGCCACCATCATGTGCGATGGGTTCGGCGTAGAAGTTTAGATCTGGGAACTCTTTTACCAGTCTATAGTTTACCACACAGTTGAGAAAACATCCGCCGACTAGAACAATGTTCTTACACTTTGTTTTCTTTACTGCAATATTTACCAACTCTTCTGCCCGCTGCTCCCACATAGTTTGAACAGTGTATGCTGCATCTTCCTTAGAAACATTGTCCTTCAGATCATACAGATCAACCATCTGATTACCATAGGCTGAGAGTCCCATCACTTTACCAGCATCATCACCACTAAAACCACAGTGTAATGACACCTCTTCAAACAACTTACCGATGCCACGATCATCTGGATGCCAAAACTTTTTATGGGCAACCTTCCAATGGAATCTACGACCAGTCTTGCAGTGCATGATGGTCTCAATCTCCATCTTTGGATTCATTTTGTCCTTACCACTACTGAAGTCAGATCCATTGCTGTCCACAACAATGACTGCTGCTTCTTCAAAGTCAGAACGATAGAAACCACACGCAGCGTGTGTTAAATGATGACGATCACGGAAGTCAAGTCGCTTAGCTTTAGGATATGCTCTCTTGATAGCAGCAATGTCTCGTGCAGACATCATCTTCTTATCTGGAGCACTCCAGTGTGCATCTACCAGTGCAACGTAATCAATCTTATCGTGGATGTAGTCAAGACAATCCTTGACTTGGCAATCCATTTTCTTACGAGTGATTCTTTCAGACTCAAGATAGAGATCTACATCTCCATCCTTAAGAACACAGACTGAGCCGTTATTTGAAACGTTTACCCCTAGAATATTCATCAGTCAAAGATACGTGATTTCTTAATCGCTCTCCGAGTTTCTGGAACATACAAAACTTGAATGCCAGGACATGCATTGAAAGTTTCTAGTGCATCCTCAAGAGTCTCTACCAATGGTTCACCTGCACGATTGAATGATGTATTGAATACCATCGGAACCTTTGTATACTTATAAAACTCCTCAATGATCTCATAATATACTGGGTTCTGCTCACGGGTGAGTGTCTGAATGCGACACGTCTTATCTACATGCAGAACTCCAGGAATCTTATCGTAGACAGCAGGCAGAGCGTCCACAGCATACATCATGTGTGGAACATCATCCATACCTGCTAGATCAAACCAGTCGTGAACATGTTCCTTCAAAACTGTTGCAGCAAAAGGTCTAAATGCTTCACGACCTTTGACTGTATTGACATGATCCTTTGCCTTAGGACTACGAGGATCATACAAAAGACTCCTATTGCCAAGTGCTCTAGGACCTGCTTCAGATCTACCCTGAAAGAGTGCAACAATATCACCTTGCATGATGAATGTTGCAACCTCCTGTGTAGTCATACGCTGACTGTCTTCACCAAGGGACAACTCACCGTGCTGTGGTCCCAGATACAATGACTTTACCATCCTGCTGCTTCTGCTACCGTGGGGAACTGTTCTTTAAAGATACGCTTACACTCAAGAGCAATGTCCATGTGCTCCTTCTGAGTTCCGTTAGCAGACCTCAGATCAATATAATGGTACCATGATCTTACTGAGCCGGTCATGTAGAGTCTGGTTGGACAGGCGAGTGGAAGCACAAAACGAGCACACTCCTTTGCCACACCTGCTTCTAGCATCTGATTGTAAAGAGCAGAAGCAGAACTAAACAACGTAACCAT